CAAACAGATTGGCGTAGGTCGTCACACCGCCCGCCACCGCGGCATAGAAGGTCCCCGCCGGCAGCGCCCGGCCTAGGATGCCGGCATTGAACCCGCCCAGGTTGCCATACACCGTGTCGATCAGTCCCCCGTTGCTGGCGAACAGGGCAATCTCTGCCTCGAAAGCTGCGCCGCTGGTGTAGAAGTCGATTGTGGTCGGAGACGCCAGCGTGAGCACGAACCACAACTGCTGATCCTCAACGACCGTGGCCGGTTCGTCATACGGCAGCACCGCTGTCGTGGCGCTTGGCGGCGTCGGGTTGTCGAAGTACTCCAGCGCCGACCCGTTGTAGAAGGATGGCGCCGTATCGACCGTCACGGTGATGACCGTGGTTCCGGTCGAGCCGACAAGCACCACGTAGCCGCTCGCCGTAGCCTCGAGAACCCAGGTGAACCCGATCCACGTGCCACCACTGGGGTCGGTCGCGGTGATTGTGGGCGCGGGATCCGTTGCGACCCCCGGGAACCACGTCACGCCCTCCACCAACGTAGGTGCCTCTGCGCTGCCACCAGACAGCGGGACGTACACCGACGTACCGCCACCCGAAACCACGCTGTTGGAAAAGCTCGTGCCATTCAAGAACGCGACCGGCGTGCCCAGGGTCTGATAGGCACTGGAGGTGTCCACCATCCCAGGCCCAAAGCCGCCGCCGTTGTAGCCCAACCAGTTACCGGCGCCCCACTGCGCCTCAACTTCCACCAGTCCGGGAACGTCCTTGAACACCCACGAAGTACGCTCGTTCTGGGGCTCCAGCGGCACGGGGTACATCCCCACCGTGCGTTGCACGCTGGCCGGCTTGCTGGCCAGGGGGTAGGTTGGGCCGACGAACGCGATTTTCATGGTCAGAAGTAGGCGGCGGTCGGGGGTGGTGTGTCGGTCACCTGGGACCCCGCTGCACGAATTTCAAGCATCCAGTCTTCCTCGTGCAACTCCCAGCGCTGGATGCGCAGCTCGTCCACGTCGAATTCATCTGCCAGATCCAGCGCCACCAGCTTGCAGAACGCCAGCATCGCGGTGCTGTGCATATCCAGGGGTTCCGCATCGGACGCGTCGGCGGCCAGGCCCTGGTAGGTCAACTTGCCGGTATAGGTGGTGTCCGGCACGGGGTACAGGTAGGCGGTGGCACCGTCGAAGAAAGCCATTTCCGGCTGCCCGGAACGTGCCTTGTCGGGGATGGCCTGATAGCGCCGGTGGTCGATGATTTCTACCGGCTCGTCCTGGTCGCCCACACGCACGTGCAGCGTGATGGGGTACAGGAAGTCCAGGGGGGTCACGTCCGCCGTCACGTCTCCCGACGTGAACGTGACGTTGGTTGCGGCACCCGACGTGGAGAACCACAGGGTGCCGCTTCCGTGGAGCTGCTTCAGCCGAAGGTCGGTACCCTCGTTGATGACGGCGCGTTGCTCCGCGTGCAGCGAATTACCGGCGGCCTTGATGCCCAGACGTCGCGCCACCTTGTCTCGGAGCTGGCGCCGGTTGAGGGTGAACAGGTACGTTGCCAAGGGGGTTCTCCTTAATCTCCATGGTATCCCCTTCCGGCAGCGCCAGGAAATGGCTGTTACCCGACAACTTGCCGAACAGCAGCTTCTGGGTTTCGCTGTCCACCCGCACCGGGGCGTTGCGCGGGAACTTCACGCCTCCGTGCATCACCACTTGGTCGTGGTCGCCCACGTACATGAAGGCTTGCTTGGTCATGAAAAGGCCCCTCCTTTGGGCCCCGGCCTCACGGCACGTAGTAGAACGCCACCATGGTCATCAGGCCGGTCCCGCCGGCGTTGGCGTCGGCGTTGAACAGCAGTTCCAGCGTGGTGCGCTTGGTGAAGCTGACCACGCCTTCGGTCAACAGCCGGCCCTGGAACGGCACGAAGATGCCGGCCACCGGCTTGAAGTCGGCAATCACGTCGCCCGTGATCACGCCCAGATTGCCGAAGCCATCCGGGTCCGCTTCGTCGAACGTGCCGGTGCCGCCGTTGGCCGCCCAGCCGATGTCGAAGTCCAGCGCTTCGGTGCCGGTGTCGATGTCGGCGCCGTAGACGTAGCCGGCCACCACGCGGGCTCCGGCCGGAACCCGCACCACGCTGACGGTCAGCGCCGCCGCCAGCGTAACATCCGTGTCGAACGTGACGGATGCGTCGGCGACGCACAGTGCGCCTTGCCCGGCCTTGATGACCGGACTGGTGGTCCGCGCGGCCACCGTCGTGAAAGAGGTTGCCATGTTTTGGCTCCTGGTATGAGGTTGGTCGGGCCGGCTTAGGCGTCGGCGACGGCCGCGAAGTACCCGGTCGCAATGCCGTTGTCCTTCAGGTCGTCCGTGTCGTCCTCACCGGTGCCGAACAGCAGCTTTTCGATGCCGCGGATTTCCCTGCCGCCAACGCCGTTGCGGAAGCCGTGGTCACGGCTCTGCGTGGTGGACTTGAACCGGCGGGCATAGCCGATGCCCACGGCCTGGGCGCCGCACAGGAACACGGGGGACACGTCGATACCACCCGCCCCGACCCCGGTCATGATCGGGATTTCGGGGATTTCCTTCACGATGCAACCATCCAGCACCAGCTCACCGCCCGTGAACAGCGGATTGTCCAGGCCCCTCACGCGGGCGTCCCGGTTCACCTGCTGCACGCCCGAGCTGTTGGCGAAGTCGCGGAACGTCAACGCGCCGCAGAACACGACATACCATTCCTCGTCTTTCTTGAGCCGGATCGGGTGGATCTTCGGGCTGCACGTCTGCGCCAGGCGCTTCAGCAGCTTGAGCGTGTCACCGGTGAACTTGTCGGCGGTGTTGTCGATGTTGGCCAGACTCGCGCTGTGGTCGTTGCTGGCGTTGTTGCTGTTCAGCGCGCCGAACAGCACCCGGTCAGCGTTGTCCACCAGCCATGCGTCCTTCTGCGCCTCGCTCGCGCTGGCATAGGTCACCCGGTTGATCGAGTGCATGGCCCTGATAACATGGTCCCGCTCCTTCTCCATGAACCACAGCTTGAGGGCGGTCTTACTGGCGTTCATCAGGTCGATGGCCGACTTCTGCTCATCCCACTCCGTGATGACCACGGCATGGCGCAGCGGGCGCACGGTCAGCGCGTGCGAACGGCTGCCCAGCTCTTCCTCGAAGCCCTCCAACTCTTCGTTGTCCTGGCGGCCGTCACCCTGCAGGCGGTTCACCAGTGCGAAGGTAAGCTTGTGGCCCTTCTTCATCACCAAGTCTTGCTTGACGTGGATGACCGCGTTTTCGGACGTCCCCTTGTACGGCTGGAAACGAGTTTCCCGCACGTACTCCATGAAAAACTCGTCGTCCCATTGCTGGGGCGTCAAGCCGGTTGCCGCGGTGGTTTCGGCCATGATTGATTACCTTCCGGTTCCGATGACTACGTCCAGTGGTGTCGGGCCGCGCCAGGCCGGGGTCATGTTGGCTGCTGCCGCTGCGAACTGGCCTCGTGCGTCCCGCTGCTGTGTGAGAGTGCCGGGGAACGCCGCCGGGCCCAGTGCGGGCGTCGGAAGCGCTGCTGAACCAACCTCGATACGCGCCCCGATCCTGACCAATTCGCGGAACATGATTCGCGGGTTCTTGAGCTGAATCAACCGCGCGGCTTCCGCCGGGTTGCTGCCCAGGTGGTACGCCACGTCGTGCGCACCCTCTCCAAGATCCGCCAATCCTTCGTACAGGGCCGGTGACAGTTGCAGGAACGGTCGGAGCACTTCGCACCGCGCGTCGAAGTCGGCATACTTTGCCGTCCCCGCCACGATTGTGGCGTCCAGGTTGGCCTGAATCTGCGAGACGCGCTGTTCCTGCGTCAGCCTCAGGTTTTCCCGCCGCCGTTCTTCCCGATCCTGCTGCTGCTGCTGCTGCAGTGCTTCCGTCACCGTTTGGTTGACGAGCCAGGCCATGTAGTCCACTTGGAACTCTTCGGCGCTAGCGTAATTCCTACGCTCCGGCATGGTCTCCGCAGCGGGCGGGGGTGGGGCGGCTGCCGGCGGCGGGTTGGGGGCGCCGTAGCGTTGGCCCCCACCGGACACCATCAGCTCCAAATCCCTCGCACGCTGCCGAGACGCGGCCAATGCAGCAAGCAACCCTGCACGTTCGTTCGCAAACTGGTCAGCCGCTGGCGTGGGCCCCGATGCTGGCGGTGCCGGCGACGCACCTTGCTCGCCCGTTACAACCGGGGGCGGCGTAGGCGGGGGTGTGATGTCCCCCGGATCCGTCGCGGCCGGTGTGATTCCCAGAACCGTATCCAAACTCGGCTGTCCGCCCATCTTGCTCTCCCTACTGCGCCCGAACCCGGCGGCGGTATTGCATTTCGCCCGAAACCCGGCGGCGGTTGGTGCTCACTGTACACCGATTGTGCCCGCCGCAGCAAGTGCTTGCTGCTGGGCGGACAGTTGCGCCTGCTGGGACCGCAGTCGTTCGGCCTGCAGTTCCAGCTCGGCCTTGAGGGCTTTGGTTTCGGCCGCCAGCAACCGGCGCTCTTGCTCAATGGCCTTCTTCTGGTTCTCCAGATCGTTGGTCTCCACCTGGGCGGTCAATTCCTCCACCTGCTGCACGAGCTGCTGCTCCTGCGCGGACGGGCCGTTCTCGTTCTCGCCGTCCAGCATGGCAAGAATCTTGTCCTTGTTGTGCAGGGAGGACGCTTCCACCAGCGCTTTGAACAGCGGCGGGGGCATGTTGCCGGCGTTCGGGGCGATTTCGGCCAGCCGGTCGAACTGCTCCCCCTGCAATGACGCGCTGGCGGGCACCTGGTCAAGGCGGATATCCGCGTCCAGGTTGCCAACGTCGTTTTTCAGGCCGACCACAACCTGCATGCGCGGATCTTGCGCGGCCTGCATCTCGGCCTGCTGCAGCACCTCGGGTGGCGCGTCGGGGTTCTGCTGCTTGAACCGCTCCAGGAGCTGTTCCCCGAGGGTCATCGGCACGTTGATGCCGACGAACTTCACGTTCTTCGGGTCGTCGGTGATGCGGATCCACTTCTCGGCGGTCCAAAACTGTTTGACGCGGTTCCATACCTTGCGGTAGACCCGCAGCTTGAACGCCTCGAACGTGCCGAACACCGGGCCCACCTCGTTCAGGCCCTGTTCGCTGCGTTGTTCAAGCGCGCGGCCGGACATGACCCGCTGTTCGGTTCCGGCGAGTGCCGCGTTGACCCCCACCGAGTCGATTTCCCGCTTCGCCTCCTCGCCCAGGCGCTGGTGCGCGTCCGCAAGCTCCATGTTGTCCAGCAGCTTGATTTCCTTGCCCGGACGCGTCTCCACGACTCCGTTCGGGTCGGCCAGTTCCCGTTTGAGCTTGTTCACGTCCTCCACCGTGCCGCGCTCCATCTGAACCCGATTACTGTTCAACAGGTGCATGGCCTTGCTGCGGCGCTTGTTGATTTCCTGCTGCACGCTGACCCAGTTTTTGACCATGCCGTAGCGCGCGCCGTCGCGGTCGATGAAACATGAACCGAACTCAAACCCTTCTTCCGACTGGCCGTCCTCGTCCTCATAGGGGGACTCCGCCACCGCCAGGATGCCGCCCCTCGTGTACTGGGCGTAGTGCCACGTGTCCCCCTCCTTGAACCACACGTCCACGATACGCACCCGGTCGCGCTTCGGGCTGGACCAACGCACGCGCGGGGTGTCGTCGTAGGTGTCCCCGTTGACGGTCCACGTGCTGGTGGCGTCCAGGATGTCGTCCTTCCCGGGCCACTTGCGCTTCGCGTCCTTCAGGTCCATCCAGATGAACTGCCCCTTGTGGCCGGCGTCGCCCCAGTCCGGCTTCACGGAATGCACGTCACCCCACAGCCTGTTCCAGGGAATCTGCGCCAGGTAGACGCACATCGACCCGTCCGGCCCGCGGCCGGCGCTCACATCCACGCCGCACGTACCCTCCACGCTGTGGTTCTCGAACAGCCAGGTACACAGCTCCCCCCACCCCTGGTCGTCCAGTACGAAGCGCAGCGCCGTCGTGGCCGCTTCCGCGCTCTGATCGTCGTTCGGCACGTTGCGCGGGAACGCGCGGGGCTCACGCCGCCGGCTCTCCTCCAGGCCCTTCAGGCTGTTGATTTTGGGGGCGATCCGGTTGTACGTGACGATCGGTTGCTTGCGCCGCTTCAGTTCCGCCAGCTCCTGCTGCGACCACTGCTTGCCGTCGTAGAAGTCGCGCTCCAGCTCACGTTCGGCGCGGCTGGTGACCGTGGACATTTCCCACGCCTCGAACCAATCAACGAGGGTGGTATGCAGATCCTGGTCGGTCATAGTGAGGGCTCCCTAACTTCGCGCATTATGCCGTCAGCCACGACTCACCCCCTTCGTCGTCATCCTCGAACGCCTTGTCCCACCTGTCGCGCGGCTTCACGTCCGGCACCACCGGGATGATCGCCTCGTGTGCCTGATCGATCGCCCGGCCCAGCACACCCGCCGCATCCGTGAAGTCCTTGCCGCCGCTGGGAAACTTGCACCACTCGTTGATCGCCTCATCGCCCTCCGGGCCCTCCCGCACCCACACCTTGCCCTGGCTGGCCAGGCCCTGGAACGCCTGCGCCTTCACCTCCTTGTCGGAGCCGTGCGGCGTGATGGGCTCCACCCGGCAGTAGGCGGTCAGCCGGACCATCTCGCGCGCCACGAAGCCGGCGATCGCTTTCCAGTTGTTGTCGCCCTCCGGGAACCAACAGAGCGGGTCCTTGTCCTTGATGCGCGGCAGCATCCAGTCCGTGAACTTGTCCATGGTGCACTGGGCCTTCATGAACTCGTCCAGGAAGATATCCCCGTTGTGGTCCATGGCCCAGAACTGGCCGACGTTGCTGTCCCCCGCCGAATTGCCGGCCGGCGCGTGATCCGACGTGGCGTATGTGTGCACGTACTTCGGCAACTCCCGGTAACGCCGGAACCACGTCCGCTTGAAGTAGTCGCCCTCTTCGCTGTTGGGAAGCTGCTGATACAACGCCGCCCAGGTGCGCGCCTTGGTCTTGTACTGCGCCCAGTGGCGTTCGGTGAACCACTGCGGCCACAGGTATTCACCCTTCTTGCGCCCCAGAGGGTCGTCGCCCACGTCGCACTGCGCCTGCAGGCAGATGACGTGCCATACCTGGCCGTCGCGGCAGAGAATGTCCCCTGACCCGCCCTTCCACCCCTTGGGCAGGATCCGGCCGGCCAGATCGTCCTCGTGCCAACGTGTCTGGATGATGCACACCCACGCGCCCGGCGTCAGCCGCGTGGTCAGGCTGTCGTCATACTCGTCCTGGATTTTGTTGCGCATCGTGTCGGAGTCGGCGTCCTCCCGGTTCTTGTACGGGTCGTCTATGACGAGCCCTCCGGCCCGGTTGCCCGTGACGCCGCCGAGGATACCGCCGCTCATGTACTCGCTGCCGTTCGTGAGCGCGAACTCATCCGACGCGTGGCTGTCCGCGGACAAGCTCACCTCGAACGCATGGCCGTGGCGCTCGTCCTTGATGAGCTGCTTCGTGCGGCGGCCGTGCTTGCGCGCCAGATCGTCACCGTAGCTGCACAGGATGCAGCGCCGGCCGGCATCCTTGCTCAACCACCACGCGGGGCCGACCACACTGGCATAGGTGCTCTTCGCGGAGCCCGGGGGCATCAGCACCATGAGCCGACCGAAGGGCGTTTCGGTCATCCGCTGCCACGCGCGCAACAGCAGGATGTGGTGCTCGCCCAGCACCGTCTCGATCGGGGCGAAGGCGCTGTCCTCCGCATCCGTCAGTGGCCGGCCCGGCACCGGCACGGCGCGGGCGTATTCGACAAGATCGTCACGCATCCGTTGACGCAGCAGCAGCTCGGTCGCTGCTTGGGGTGCGCTAGTGGCCACTAACTTGCTCCGGGCTGCGAAAAGTTTGCGGGCGAGGGGACGTCTATGATGTCAGTAGACACTGACTTGTTTCGGAAGTTGGCGAACCGTTGCGGCACGTCGGGGGAGGGGGCCCCAGCGTGGATGGGACCCGCCGCGCCGTCTACGGACGGGGGGCCGGGTGGGGGTGCCCCGTCCCGCGTCGAACTGCTGGTAATTGAGCGCTCGCCGTCGTCGCGGTCAGTCAGCCCTGCCTGCGCGATGCGCACAAGCTCGGCGGTGCTCAAGCGGCGCGCAGGTTGCGGCACGCCATTGACTTGAACCCCGAGGTTGACGTTCACGTCGCCGCCGCCGCGTCGCGCATCGTAGCGGCCCGGATCGCGTACGGCCGCCGAACGCCAGCAGGCTTGCGCCTTCTCGCGGGCCAGGGCGACCACAGCGCCGGCAATCGTGGGGTTAGCCTGGGCGACCGCCAGCGCGTCGTCCAGCACTTGCCGTGCGCGGCGTTCCCACGCCTCTGCGCCAGCAGCGACCGCTCCGCGCACGCGCCCGGAACGGGCGTCACTGCGGGCCGTCCAGTCGCGCAACGTCTCCCTCGCCACGCCCAGCCGCTCTGCAACCTCAGGCATCGACAGTCCATCCTCCAGCATCGACGTGATCACATCGATGCCGAGCGAATCCAAAAGCTGCCCGGGTTTCATAGCCACAGTGTAGCGCATCGGATCGCGCCAGTTTCGCCCCCAGTACTCCCCCCGAAGGTACTGGGGTTCCGGGGGTCGTTGATTTCATTGGTGTTTTTGTTGTTCCCCCTTAACCCCCCTAATAAAACACACATTACGCCTACATCACTACGCGCTACAGCCCTGCCCACCCGGGGCCAGCCACGGCCGCCGGGGAAATAGTGGGGTTCCTTCCGGGGTTCCGGGGAAAATCGAAAAAAGCCTTATGAATCAACGGCCCCCAGGACCCCGCAACCCTCCCCAGTACTCCGGGGGTTCCGGGGGTTTCGACCCGATAGGGCCCTCTATCACCCCCACAAGGGCCCGCTGGCGTACCTCGTTAACACATTGCGTCACTGTGGCCGCTATTTGTCACTCC